GAGGCTATTGCGCGGTTTGATGGCGTTACCGGCAAGCTGATTCAAAACTCTGTAGTCACAATTAACGATACAGGTGCAACTACGGGCGTTACAACATTTGCGGCTTCTACTAGTGTTACTACACCCATAGTTCAAGCATCAAATTCTGCTGGCTTATCGCTTAAAAATGCGTCAGGCACAACCCAAATGAGTGTTGGTGCTGGCGGTGGCGATAATATGTCCATCAATGTTTCTACCAATTTAAACGGTGCAAATGCACAAATTGATATTAGTCCAACAGGTACGGGTCATGTCCACATAAAACCTAGTGGTACAGGTTCTATTGAAATTGCTCCTACTAATGTGGGAACAATTGACAATATGACTATTGGGGCTACAACTGCTAAAAACGCAAATTTTGTAGATTTAAGCGTTACAGGAACACTTAGTTTTGATGCGGCACAAGGAACAGCAGGTCAAGTACTTACATCTGCTGGATCAGGTGTGACCCCTACGTGGACAACCCCAACAACAGGAACTGTCACCGCTGTCTCTGTCGTGTCGGCTAATGGCTTTGCTGGTACATCAAGCGGAGGGGCAACGCCTGCGCTGACGCTATCGACCACCATCAGTGGCATCTTAAAAGGTAACGGCACGGCCATTTCGGCTGCGGTGGTCAACACAGACTACTTTGCGCCGTCTGCCCCTGTCACTAAGACTGCTGACTTCACAGTTGCGGACACTGAAGTTTGGCTGATCAACAACAAGACTGGATCAACCTGTACGGTGACTTTGCCAACAGCTTCAAGCTGGTCAGGTCGGGTTTTGCGGTTTCAGAACTACCAAGTCCAAGCGGTTGTGTCAGCGTCGTCGAACGTGGTACCTTTGACCGGTGGGGCGACGGGTACGTCCATCCTGTTGGCCAGTTCAGGAGACCAGACGACTTTGGTGTCCGACGGCTCAAACTGGTTGATGACACAATACATACCTAACAACATTCTTCTTTTGGAATAATTGATGCAAGTCACTTACGGTAAAGGATTTGAACTTACGCCAGCTTTGTCCATGTTGGGCAAGGTGCAAGCGTTGGAAGCAGAACTCTTAAAAATGCCGCAAGCCGACATCATTACCGAGCATACCTTTATGCTTGGCGTTTATGAGCGCAAGATAACAATACCGCCTTGGACTGTCTTGACTGGCGCAGCACATAAGACTGACTATCACGTGCGGTTAGAAAAGGGTACGATTGCGGTCAATACAGACGACGGCGTAAAAACTTTTACCGGCCCGTTTGAATTTGCTGCTTGTGCAGGATTAAAACGTGCTGGCCGAGTGTTTGAAGAAGAAGTTGTTTGGGTAGACATATACGCTAACCCAGACAATTGCACTGATCTTGCGATATTGGAAGACAGGTTGTATATTGTGCCTGCTTGTGGTTTGGCTGACAGTCGCACCAAAGAACAAAAAGCGGCAATTGCGTACCGCGCTTTCTTATATAGCTTAGGAATGACTGACGGTGAAGTTAATGAAATGTTTGACGTTTCAGTGGGGGCACCGGAAAAGACACCAGATATTTGCGCTTTGGTAGCAAGTAGAATGCAAGCAAAATGTAACTTAGTGTTATAAGGAGAATTAAAATGGCCGGATGGGTAGCAGCAGCTGTAGCTGGCAGTGCAATTATAGGTGGATACGCAGCAAGTAAAGCTGCGGATACGCAAGCTGACGCAATGAATCGTGCTTCAGACTTGCAATACAAACAATACCAAGAAGACGTTCAAAGGCAAAAGCCTTTCTACGACGTTGGCGTCAATGCGTTGCCGGAACTGGTCAAAGCGTCCAAGTACACGCCGTTTACGATGCAACAATTTCAACAAGACCCTGGATATGCTTTTCGGCTAAAGGAAGGCCAACAAGCTCTTGACCGCCAAGCAGCCGCTCGCGGGGGTTTAATCTCTGGCGGGGCTTTGAAAGCCGCGCAACGCTACGGCCAAGAGATGGGTAGCCAAGAGTACACCAACGCTTTCAACAGGTATCAAGCAGAACGTACCGCTCGTTTGAACCCATTGCAATCATTGACAGGTATGGGCCAAACAACAGCGCAACAACTTGGTGGCGCAGGGCAAACTATGGCGTCCAATGTTGGCGAAGCAATTGGCAGTGGGGCTGCGGCCAGAGCATCTGGGTACGTCGGTACTGCAAACGCTTTGACGGGCGGTTTGGGTACGTATTTGAATTACAGCCAAAATCAAAATTTGCTTGCTTCTTTACAAAATCGTGGTGGTGGAGGCGCTCCCCCACCAGGCTACGGCACACAAGTGCCAGGCGATTATTCATCCATGCAAGGATAAAACATGCCTATCGATCCTAGAATTTCACTTGGCGTTCAGCCAATTCAAATTGAAAATCCTTTGGCGCGTTATGGCCAAGCGCAAAATATTTTGGCCGCACAAGCTCAAATGCGCGGCGCTGAAACTCAGCAACAAGCCGCGCAAATGCAAATGGCGCAGACGCAACGTCAAATTCAACAAGATGAAGATTATGTAACCAAAATGGCAGAAATTATAGGGAAAGAGGGCGGCCCAACCGACATGATGAAAGCCGCAAGAATAATGGCTGGCAATAGAAATCCTCAAGTTTCAGCAACAGGTTTTCAAATGTTGCAAAGTTTGCAACGCATTGATGAAGCAAAAAAACGCGGTGTTTATGGCGCAATTGAACCAAAAATTTCACCTGTTGCACCTGCGCCTGGTGCTTTAGGTTCGGGCACATTTGACACGGGTCAACCACCAATGTTGTCGCCCAGACAATTTATTGATCAGCCACTTCCGGCTCAGGCGTCATATGGAGTATCTACACCAGTAGAACCTCAAGCAAAGGCAACGCCGTCAGTTATGGCGGCACCTCCACCAGCGCCTGTTAACCAATTGGCACCTGCCCCTGTTACGCCGCAAGCAAACGTAAATGCTTTGCGGAATGAATACATAAAGTTGTCAGAGTTTTCAGATTTGCCAGGTGTTAAAGATCGAATGGATTTAATCAAAGCACAATTGACAGAAGCTGGCAAACTGTATACCGTAGGTGGAAACTTGGTAACTGGCACTGGACAGTCAATCTTTGAGGCACCTGAAAAAGTGACTCAAACCGATTTGCGGAAAAATTTTGAGTTTGCAAAAACACCTGAAGGCGGCAATTACAAAGGTTCGTTTGCCGACTTTAAGGCTATCTCAACACCTAAGACAACTATTACCATGAGCACCGAGAAAAAATACGGTGAGCAATTTGCTGGAAAAATGGCCGACCGCGATGACGCTAAATTGGGCGCGGCAGAAAAAGCGCCTGAACTAGCCGCAAGCGCAAATCGAATTATTGATTTGGTCAACCAAGGCAACATATTTACAGGGCCAATTGCGGATGTCAAGTTGAACATTGCACGTGTGTTGAATGTGGCAGGTGCAAGCAACGACGAAAAAATTGCCAACACTGAGTCCCTTATTGCCGCTACAGGCCAAAGCACTTTGGATGCAATTAAGAGTGCAGGCTTAGGTACAGGACAAGGTTTTACCGACAAAGATCTTAAATTCTTGCAAGGTGTTGCAGGCGGCACAATTGACCTTACCGCACAAACACTTACGCGGTTAGCCACGCTTCAGCATCAAGCGGCTACCCGCAGCGCAGAGGCATGGAACAAACGCGCCAAGCAGCTACCTAAATCGGCAACTGAAGGAACGGGTCTTTCTCTTGAGCCAGTTACAGTGCCTCCACTTTCAGCTGTTAAAAGCGCCGCGCCGCGTCCAGCAGGCGTCGGCGCTAATTGGACATTTGAAAGTGACGCCGCAGGCAACAAAGCATGGGTTAGCCCAGATCGTAAATCGTTTAAAGAGGTCAAATAATGGGTTTTGATCTTAACACCGCTGCGCCAGTTGCAACTGGTGGATTTGATCTTAGTACTGCAAAGCCAGCGCCAAGCGGTGGTAGCGGTATTCCGGCACAACGCCGGTCGTTTTCAGATGTGCCTGGAGAAGCGTTAGCTAACGTAGGTACAAGCGCCGCCAATTTTTACAAAGGTCTAATAACCGCCATTACAAATCCCGTACAAACAGTGTCGGGTGTGCTAGATGTTGGCGCTGGCGCGCTACAAAATTTGTTACCTAAAGAGCTTGTTGATCTGGTCAACCAGATTGACAACAAGCCCGAAGCGGCCAAACGTGCGGTTGACGCAGCCAACGCTGTTGGTGGCCTGTACAAAGACCGATACGGCAGCGTCGAAGCGTTGAAAAACACTTTGGCAACCGATCCTGTGGGCGCAGCGGCTGACCTATCCACATTGTTTACTGGAGGCGCGGCGGCGACTGCTCGCGTAGCTCCTACAACATCAAAAGTTATTGGTGCTGTTGGCAAATACACCAACCCATTGTTACCCGTCACTACCGCTGCTAACTATGGGTTGGCGTTGGGCGCAAAAGGCGCAGGCAACGTGGTTGACGCAATTACCGGCCAACGCGCTTCAGCTCGTGCAGGCAACATTGTGCGTAACGCGCTGACCGAAGAAGGCAGAGCGCCACAAAATTTAGCCGCCGCGCAAAATGCGTTGGCTAACGCACCGCCCAACATGACCGTGCGGCAAGCACTGGCCGATGTGACGTCGCCTCAAGTTCAGTATCTTGGCCAAACAGTTGAGTCCAAGACCGCCCCTGGCCGTGCATTGTCTGTACAACAGGCGCAAGAAGCAGAGCGCATGGCGCGTTTGCAAGGGGTTACGCCTAACTTGCAATCTGCCGAAGCTATGCGTGGCAACGTAAGCGGCCCGCTGTACACCGCCGCTACTCAGCCCACCACAGCCGTCAATGTGCTGCCTTTAACGCAACAGATTGACGGGTTGCTTGCCGCAAACCCAGGTAACGCCAAACTGGTGGCTGCGCTGAACCAAGTAAAGACTGGTTTAGAAGCCAGCACAAACGCGCAACAAGTGTCTTCAGTGTTGGACAATCTAAAAGACTTGATTGCCAACAAAGACAATAAGTTTATTGTTAAGAATCTGACCAACGTCAAGAGTACGATTGAACAAGCGTTGCCTGGCTACCAACAGGCGCAAAAAGTTTTTGCTGCCGCGTCGCCACCAGTTAACCAAGCCAAAGTCTTGGGCGCAATGCAACAAGTTCTTACGCAGCCTCTTGGCGTGGGTGAACGTGCGGGGCCGTTCATGACCGCGCTAGGACGCGGCGAAACAGCGCTGCTTAAAAAATCTACTGGCGCGGCAAGATACGATGACTTGAGCCAAGTATTGTCGCCTCAGCAAATGAACGTTGTCAAAGGCGTTGAATCAGAATTGAAACGCAACGCTGAAGTTGTGCGCCAAACTCAAGCTGGCGCAGATGCAATGAAAATAATCTTGGAGGCTAACCAGTCCAAGTTTCGTTTGCCTAGTTTTTTAGATGTCAAAGTAACAGTGACGAATCAAATGCTGGACATCTTAAAAGACAAGATGAGCGCAAACGTGTTGAAGGAGCTCGAAAAAGGTTTTGCGTCTGCCGAAGATTTTCAAACACTGATGAAAAAAGTCCCTGCGTCACAACGTCTTGATGTGCTAAGAGCCCTTGGCCAAGCTAATTTAAGCCCGACCAAACTGAATATCATCACACAAACGCAGAATGCCTTGGCCCCCACGCAAGAAAACCAAAATGCTTTGAGTGAGGAGCCCTTCAAAGTTGAAATTAGAGGCTTTGGGCCTGATTAACCATGACTGAACAAACCACCACCAAACTCGCGGTACATGAGGCCGTCTGTGCTGAACGCTACGCGGCCATTGAGAAGTCATTCGTCGATGGCGACAAGCGCATGACGCGGATTGAGTATCTGCTCTACGTGTTGATTGCCGCTGTGTTACTCGGCCCAGGCTTTGCCGGTGAGTTGGTCAAAAAAGTATTGGGGCTGTAAATTGAACCTATCACATTGGCATTGGCTGCAATTGCTGGAATTAAGCAAGGTGTGGCTCTGTACAAAGACGCAAAGGCCGCTGGTACAGACCTTTACAAGATAACCAAGGAAATCTCTGGGTTCATCGGCCAATTCTTCGATTCGCACGAAGAAATAAAAAAAGAAGTCAAGCGCCAAGAACTTGACCCACCCAAAACCAAATCAATGAAAGCGCAGGCGCTTGAGAACGTGTTCCACCAGATCGAGTTAGAACGCCAGTCAGTAGAATTGCGTGAGTTTTTGATCTACCACACAGACCCAGCGTTGGGTGCCGTCTGGTCTAGGTTTGAAGAAGAATACGCGAAACTGAACGAGGAAAATGAAAGGCAGATTGAACTGGAACGCCAATTGGAGATGCAACGTAAATGGCAACGCAGAAAAAGGCTCAACAATCTGCACGACAAAGCCCTAATAATCGGGGCAGTTCTGACGCTTACTATATACCTCCACCTCCTCCTATGGTCAATAAAGCAGATGACAACGGGCAAATAGTTTTTTTGATTTCACTGATTGCGGTGATGCTGATTTTGCCGCTGTTCTTGTACTTGATGGCGTCAATGTACTTTGATATGCTTGTGTTGCAACAAGAAAACAAACAGCATCAGGCCATTATTCGCCGCCTTATCACCCAACTTGAGGAGAAGAAATGATTCCCATCGTTGCATCGCTGCTCGGCACACTGGCCCAAAACGGCCTGGGCCTGCTTTCCAGCGCCATCCAGGCCAAGGGCAAGGAAGTGGTCGAGAACACGTTAGGCGTAAAGATCCCCGACGCGCCCACGCCAGAAGACGTCAGCAAGCTGCGCGAGTTGCAGTACGCCCATGAGGAGCGCCTGTTGGAGCTTGGGATTGAGAAGGCCAAGATGGAGTTGGCCGAGCTTGATCTGTTGGCCAAGGCCGCGCAAAGCGACGCGGATAACGTCACAGACCGCTGGCAGGCAGACATGTCCAGTGATTCATGGCTGTCCAAAAACATACGCCCTATGAGCTTGATTGCCATCTTTCTGGGGTACTTCTTGTTTGCCATGATGTCTGCCTACGGGTACAACGCCAATGAATCCTATGTGACCTTGCTGGGCAACTGGGGTATGCTGATCATGGGCGCGTACTTTGGCGGCAGAACAATCGAAAAACTTGCTGACATGAGGAAGAAATGAGCCTATCTAACGAACAAGCCGCATTCTTGCTGGATGCCTGCAAACTGATTCAATACGCAACCGACCAAGGCTTCAAAGTCACTGGCGGTGAGTTGGCCAGAACGCCTGAACAACAAGCGATCTACTTCAAGACAGGCCGCTCCAAGACCATGAACAGCATCCACCTCAAACGCTGCGCCATTGATTTGAACTTCTTCAAAGACGGCAAGATCATTTGGGATAAGGCGATTCTTGCGCCTCTTGGGGCGTATTGGGAGAGTCTCCACCCAAAGAATCGTTGGGGCGGGAATTTCTCCAATCTGGTGGACTGTCCACATTTTGAACGTGTGCCAAAAACATAGCGAAAAGGACTAACGTCCCAACGCCAATGATTGCGCCTATAACTAACGCAAATACGGTTGCAATCACGTCTTCTCCTTGATGTCGTAAAACCAATCGTCCCCTGCGCTCCACTTGCGTGTGCCGTCTACCGTCCAAAAAGTTTGTGCGGCTTGAAAGTCGGGAAACTTTGTCTCTGCGGGGATCAGGCTCTGGTCATACCACAGGCAGCGGTTGTTGGGTTGACAAGCAAATTGGCCGTTGTCCAACTGAATCCAGTTGAAGGACTTGTGTTCCTCGGCCTGCTCAGTAAAACCAGTGTCCAGCGTCAACTCATCAGCGCAAAAATCTACCGTAAACAAGTAGCGCCCAAAGTGCCACTGCTTGTCTTTGCCTAAGAACTTCACGCCTAGGTTACGCAAGCCGATCTTCTCAACGATGGTGAAACGGTAACCCATGCAGTCCCACAACTGTAGCGTGTCGATGGGCAGGTCACTGGCGTCTTCCTTCCACACATACGCATGGATGGGCAGTTTGTCGTACAGCGCACCATACGCGGGCAGCAACGACTCAATGCGGAACACTTGGCCACGCAACGCTTTGAGGCTGACCCAAATGGCTGGCTCCAGTTCGCCGTGGCCCTTGGTGAAGTTGTAAAGGAACTCACGCTTGACAAAACATTTAACTGGCGGCAATGCTGCCACGATGTAACTCATTTATTCAACTCCCTGTATGCCTTGATGGCGTCTTTCAATTCGTTCTGCAATTGCTGGATCAGGTCGTGCTGCTCTTGCATCTTTTTGTACGATTCAACAGCAAACTTGGCCAAGTTCTCTTGGCTCCACAATTCAAAGTTTGGCATTTCGTTGTCTCCTACTTTCGGTCAGCATTTGTTTCAGCCATTTTGAAGCGCCGAGCCGCTTCCATTCTTCATACTGCCACTGCGTAAGTTTTGCGCCTACGCACTTTTGACTCGTCGTCAATTCACTTTTAGGTCTTGGCATTTGTGCTCATCTCCGGCTGATTTGGTTAGAAAAATAAGGTAGCAGTTACTGCACCGCCATACAAGACCTTCTTGCATGACCGTCCTACCGCGCTCGCGTCGTTTGCCAAAGAATGTTCTGATTGCTTCAAGCACCTTGTTGCTCCTTCCATCGTTTGCACATACGTTTCACCGTTTCACTTTGGTGTTTGTTGTTCTTCCTCAAACAGATTTCACTTTGCTGTTGCGCTTTGGCTTTTTGCTTTAGCGTTTTTTCCACTGGCGGCGTGGGTTCGGGGAACAAGCCATTCCACCCTGTTGCCATAAGCGCCACGCTGAGTATGAGCCGATCAATCATGTGTTCTTCTCCTTGAGTTTGGCTTCTGCCCACCAAACTGCCGATTGCCACGCCTGCTCAGTTACCCAAGATTCTTTCCAGCCATGTGCAATTTCATCATCCGTCAGCCCAACCCATGTGCGCTGTGGTGGGGTGGTGCGAGTTAGATGCTTCAGCCAATCAGCCTGATGCCACTCATCTTGACCGTTGATACGCAACTTGATGTCAGTCATGTGTGCGTGTCTTGCTCGGTCAACCAAGCGTTGAATTGAATCCACTTGAAGGCTGTTGATTTTTTCATCTGTAATAAGCCACGCCACAGGCTCTTGCTCTGGCTGTGCCAAGGCTTCTTTGATGGCGGTGATGGCTTCTTCTGTTGGTTGGTGTAGCTTTCCATGCACATCCCAATATTCCAACGCCTCAAGCGCCAACTTCAATGCTTCTTGTGTCATTCTTGTCCCCTTGCTCTGATGGCGGCGGCAATTGAATACACATCATCCCGACCATTGGGCCAGTCGTCACACACCTTCGCACACGCTTCTCTTTCCTTGGCGGCTACAAGTTTGGCAAAGTCAGTTAATGCGTCCATGTATATGCCATCACTATTACCTCTTGTCACAAGGCGGCACCGAATTGCAAAACGAATGATTTCATCTTGTGTCATGTGTAATCCCCCTCCTCTGTGTGTTCAGTCAATCGTGCCATCAACCGAGCAATGCGCTGTTCGTTGTATTGAATAGCCGCATTGGCATACTCAGCCGCAGTCTCAGCTTCCAGCTTGCGTAGGTGTGCTTCCCGCAGTTCGGCGGCAATGACTTCGTGAATCGTCCTAGCCCTCAACACTTCTTTGATGTATTTGACGGTGGTGGTTCTGAAACTCATGGCTGTCTAGCTTCCTGTAAAAGTTCAATACGTTCACGCGACGCCCGTAGCGTGGTGTAGCGTTGGTGCAGTCGCTCCAGCACCACCACACGCTTGGCGTTCGCCCGCTCATGGTTCAGCATCTCCAAGACCTTTTGTTCGTCAAAGGTCTTGAGTTCTTCATTTAATTTTCGCCAAGTAAGTTGCAACTTTGTCCTCCAGTTTTTTAGTTAGCGCCATGCTCTTGCTCAACTTGCGCCAAGCCGCATTAAAGTCGCGTTGATAGATTTTTTGAATAGACTTCTCAGCCTTAAGCTGGGTCTTCCAGTTGTTCAAACGTACACTCATTTCAACTCCTCCATTGCAATATCCGACACCGCGCGCTTGTCGTGTAGCGCGCCCCAAATTTTTTCATCTATGGTTTTGTTTGTGAGCATGACGTAACACCAGACGTCGTGCTTTTGTCCTGATCGGTGCAAACGTCCGATGGTCTGCTCGTACAGTTCCAACGACCAAGGCAGGGACAGGAAAATGATTTTGCACCCGCCAAATTGAAGGTTGAGCCCGTGGCCAGCGGACTTCGGATGCACCAGTAAAAGCTCAACTCGCCCCGCGTTCCAGCGTTGAATGGCATCTTTGTCGTCAAGAGTTTGGGCGTGGGGGTAGCGGCGCTTAAGCTCTGCCAACTCCTCTTGATATGTGTAAGCAATGATCGTATTGGCCCTCTGATTCTCATTCAACAACTCCTCAAGTCGGTCAAATTTATGGCTGCTAAACCACACTGGCGTCTGTGTCACGATGAACTTCCCTGGCGCGTCAGACGCTTGCTTGCGTGTGTCGTACACAAACCCGCTGGCCATCTGTTGCAACTTGCCCGTCACCACGCCCGCGTTGATGGCAGTGACGTCCAGCGCCTGAAAATCTTTCTTCATCTTCTCGTAGGGCTTGCGGTCGTCCAGATCGCACCGCACCTCGATCACATGAAGCGGCGGCAGCTTGTCGGCGTACTCGCCAGCTTCCAACACATAGGTGGCCGGTTTGATGCGCTCCATGACCTTGGCCAAGGCACCCACACGCGGTGCCCACTCGCCAAACTCTTTGTTGATCAACACAAAATACTGCTGCATGAACGCGCCTTTGGAACGGCCAAGCAAGCCTTGGTCAACGATCTTGCACTGGCCAAACACATCTTCCAAGCCGTTGCTGGTGAAGGAGCCCGTCAAGCCCCAACGAACACGCATGGGCTCCAGCACCTTCAGCAACGCTTTGAAGCGTGTGCCGGACGGGTTCTTCAAGCGTGTCAACTCATCAAACACGATGGCGTCAAAGTCCAGCGCCTGCTCGGCCAGCCATTGAATGTTGTCGTAGTTGCTGACCACAATCTGCGCCTTGGAGCGCAAGGCTGCTGTGCGTTGCTTGGGTGTGCCCACAGCCACGGCCACCGGCACGGCAAAGGCCCACTTGGGTTGCTCGACTGGCCACACGTCGGTACAGACGCGCTTGGGTGCGAGGACGAGGAACCGCTTGGCTACACCGTTGGCCAGCATGTCTTGCATGGCCGTCAAGGTGATGGCTGTCTTACCAGCGCCCACAGGTGCCAAGATCATGGCACGGTCGCGCTCGTACAAGAAGTCAGCGGCTTCGTCTTGGTAGGGTCTTAATGAATTCATCAATTTGTTCTGTTGTCCATAAACACGCATAGTTCTGATTCAGCAGCGTCATGTCCGACATGAACATCTTCTGCAACGCTGACAGCCTGCCGCCCTTGGTCTTCAATTCCACAAACCATGTGCTGCCGTCAGGCAGACACGCAACCTGATCTGATACCCCTTTGCGCCCTGGTGACGTGAACTTGTACGTCTTGCCACCAATACGCTCGACCGCCCAAACGAAATGATTTTCAACTATTTTTTCTTTCATGTCAAAAAGTTTAGCACAGTTTTATTTTCTGTGCTATAGTTCAGTCTCAATTAACTACAGGAGAGTTCAGTGGATCACAGTAAGATAGTCGGCGGCTCAACCGCCAAGCGCGTTATGAACTGCCCAGGCTCTGTAGCCTTGGTGCAGAAGATGCCGCCCCAGCCCAGCAGCAAGTACGCCGACGAGGGTACGCTGTTGCACAACGTCATCGCTGAAGTGGTGATGTCAGACAAACACCCCGAAGAATTCCTTGGCACCACCTACAACGATCAGGTGCTGACGCTGGACTTGATCGACAATAAGCTGGTGCCTGCTTTGGCGGCGCTTGACGTGATCGACCCCAACAAGGAGATGGAAATTGAAGCTGAAACTCGCGTTGGTTTTGGTGACCTGTTGCCTGGTGTTTTTGGCAGCACTGACCTCATTGGGCGCATTGGTAGCCGTGCTGTCGTACTGGATTGGAAATTCGGTGACGGCGTGGCTGTTGAGGTAGAGGAGAACCCGCAACTGATGTTTTACGCCGCTGCGGCCATGCGTACCGAAGAAGCCAAGTGGGCGTTCAAAGACGTTGAAGAAATTGAAATGGTGATCGTGCAGCCGCCAGCGGTCAAGCGTTGGGTGACCACACCGGCTCGCATCGCTCAGTTTGAGAAGGACTTAGTGAAGGCTGTCAAGCTGGCGCAGCAACCCAACGCCGAACTCAAAGTCGGTGACCATTGCCGTTGGTGCGCGGCCAAGCCCGTTTGCCCGCAGATGACCGGCGCTGTTGATCGTGCCTTGAAGACACAGGTTGAATCCATTGACGTGCAGACGCTGGGTTCGTACTTGGCTAACGCTGATATTCTGGAAGACTGGATCAAAGACCTTCGTGCGCTGGCGCACCAAATCTTGGACAGCGGTGCACCAGTGCCTGGGTATAAACTGGTGGCCAAGCGTGGCACACGTCAGTGGGTGGATGATGAAAAAGCTAAAAATGCTTTGATTTATTTAAATGTCCACCCATACAAAGAACCTGAGTTGGTTTCTCCAGCGCAAGCGGAGAAGGAACTCAAAAAGCGCAAGATGACATTGCCCGACGATCTTGTCGTGTCAGTGTCTTCAGGCACAACATTGGCAAGCGCGGATGACCCGCGCCCAGCAGTGTTGCAAATCGGGAAGCAATTAACCGCTGCCCTTTCTAAACTCCAATAAAGGAAAATCATGTCCAATCTAGTAGCGTTCTCTCAAGCTGGCTTGCCAGCAGTATCCACCCTGTCATCTGCCCTGCGGGCGATCCAATCCGATGTCGGCCCAGCCGGTACAGCTATCCTCAAAATGGATAAGACTGGCCATTGGGTCTTCGGTGCCGATCAGACCGAAGTCGAAGACGACAGCAAGTGGGCGATCAACCCCTTCTCCTTTGTCCACGGCTTCATTGCTTGGGGTGATGGTGAGGTGTTGGCCGAGAAGATGGCCAGTGTCAGCCAGCCGTTGCCCGAACTCGACGAAGCCCCGCCTGGGGCCAAGAAGGGTTGGGAGACACAAGTCGGCCTGTCACTGAAGTGCATCAGCGGTGAAGACAAAGGAATGGAAGCGCGATACACCACCACGTCAGTGGGCGGTAAGAAAGCGGTTCAAGCCATTGCAGTCGCTTTGGCCGAGCAGGTCGAGAAAGATCAAACCAAGCCGGTGGCTATTGTGCGTCTTCGCAAAGACCACTACGCCCATAAATCATATGGTAAGATATTTACACCAGTGTTTGAGGTGATTGAGTGGGTAAGTATGGACGGTGAGCCCGAAGCCCCCAAGGTTGAGGACACACCAGCGCCCGCAACAGGTCGTCGTCGCCGGTCTGCCTGATGTCACTTTGGGTTGATTTTGAGACCCGTAGCGCCTGCAACCTGATGGTTGCGGGCGTTTACAACTACGCGCAAGACCCCAGCACTGAGGTGCTGTGCATGTCGTATGCGTTTGACGACGAGGACGTGCAGACATGGTTGCCTAGCCAACTCTTTCCTGAAAAAGTAAAAGCGTACACAGGTCAGATTTACGCCCATAACGCGGCGTTTGAACGCCTGATCTTTTGGTACGTCTTGCAGATCAACTTCAAGTTGGAGCAGTTCTACTGCACTGCAACACAAGCCCGCGCCAACTGTGCGCCTGGCAAGCTAGAAGACGTTGGCCGCTTTGCTGGCGCGTCCATGCGTAAAGATCACCGAGGCGCTCAACTGATCCGCTTGCTGTCAATCCCACAGGCCGACGGCACGTTCAGGGAAGACCCTGCGCTCATGGCTGAGATGATTGACTATTGCGAGCAAGACGTGCGGGCCATGCGTTCAATCAGCAAAGCCCTGCGCCCGCTGTCCGCAGAGGAACTGGCCGACTACCACGTCAACGAGCGCATCAACGACCGTGGCGTGTTGGTGGACGTGCCGCTGTGCGACGCCGCCATCAAGTTTGCCAGCGATGAGTTGGCCGAGATTCAAGACATCGTGGCCGAGGTGACCGAAGGCGCAATCACCAGCGTCCGGTCACCTAAGATGCGCCAGTGGGTGATCGACCGCGTAGGGCCACAGGCTTTGAAGCTCATGGAAACCTTTAAGGACGGCGAGAAGAAATATTCAATTGACAAAACTGTGCGAGCGAATCTGCTTGCGATGGAGAACCCAGATGAGATACCGCCCGCTGTTGCCGAGGTTATCCAATGCGCGGACGACCTATGGGCGTCTTCGGTTGCTAAGTTCAGCCGCCTTGCAAGCCTCGCAGACGTCGAGGACAACCGAGTCCGAGGCGCTTTTGTCTTTGCTGGAGGGTCTGCCACTGGACGAGCTTCAAGCTACGGAGCCCAAGTTCACAATTTTGCTCGCCAGTGCGCCAAATCGCCCGAAGACGTTAGAACTGCAATGGTCAGAGGCCATTCAATTGTTCCACAATTTGGAAAGCGCGTTACTGATGTCCTCAAAGGAATGCTCAGGCCCGCACTGATACCGGCTAAGGGAAAGTCCCTAGTCGTGGCCGACTGGTCGTCCATCGAAGCCCGCGCCACCCCGTGGCTGTCCAACTGCCCCGCAGGCAATGCAAAACTTAAATTATTTGAGGATGGTGAAGATGTTTACAAAGTTAACGCGGCATCAACCTTTGGCACAACAGTTTCAGAAGTTACCAACGACCAGCGCCAGATCGGCAAAGTGCAAGAGTTGGCGTGTGGCTTTGCCGGCGGAATTGGTGCCTTCGCTGCTATGGGGCGCGCTTACGGCATTTCTTTGCCTGAGTCTGTCGCTAAACGTATGGTGGATGCTTGGCGTCGCGCAAATCCGTGGTCTGTACCTTATTGGCAAAAACTAGAAGAAGCCTACACCCGCGCCATGCGAAATAAAGGCCATGAGTTCAGCGTGGGGCGGGTTACCTATCTATATGACGGCCAGCACCTTTGGTATGCTTTGCCCTCTGGACGTGTGCTTTGCTATCCTTTTGCCAAGCTGGAAGCCGATGGCGTGACCTACGCCAAGGCCGCTTGGAAACCGGCAGCAGACGCGACCGAATGGCCACGCGCAAGGCTTTGGAAAGGGTTGGCGTGTGAGAATATCACCCAAGCCACCGCCAACGATCTGCTGCGCCATTCACTGCGCCAGCTTGATGACGTGGTGTTGCATGTGCATGACGAGATAGTGTTAGAAACCGACCGGCCAGAGGAAATGGCCGAACAACTGGAACGTGTGATGTGTACGCCGCCCGAATGGGCTAAGGGCTTGCCCCTTGGCGCAGAGGTGGCGATCATGTCGCGATATGGCAAATAAAAAGCCCGCTGGCAGGCGGGCTTGAACGGGAGCAATAACTTGGAATTTCTGGACTTTATCACAAATCTCGCACCAACTGGCGAGACAGCACTTATTGTGCACCAAAAACCACAACTGAAAGACGGCGCGATCCAGCTACATGCTGACGGCGCAGTCAAGTGCACATGGCCAGCGCACCTACCCAGCAAAGGCGTCAAGGCTGGCCAAGCGTGGTACGGCAACACCGCCAGCTTCATTGTTGACCGTTTCGTTGATGGCCGCGTGTCAGCGTCCGCAGCCAATTGCGAGTACATCCTTGTGATGATGCTGGACGATATTGGCACCAAATCCAAGACGCCCCCGATTGAGCCGACGTGGATCATGGAAACGTCTGAGGGTTCATTCCAGTGGGGCTACGCCTTCGTTGACCAACCGACTAAGGCTGAGTTCAGCGCAGCGATCCGCGCCATTGCCGACGCAGGCTACACCGACCCTGGGGCCTGCAACCCCGTTCGCAACTTCCGACTGCCTGGCTCGGTCAACTTGAAGCCCGACCGCAACAATTTTGCGTCGCGCTTGGTCGAGTTCCACCCCGACCGTGAGTTCACCCTACAACAAATATGTGATGCCCTTGGCGTGACGCCGGTCGAGGCCGACTCACTCACCTTGCGCCCGATCCGCTTGTCCGACGACGGCGCTGATGACGTGATGGCGTGGCTGTCCGAGCAGGGTCTGCTACTGTCCAAACCCAACGGCGAGGGCTGGGCAGGCGTGATCTGTCCCAACGGTGCAGAGCACACCGACGGCAACCCCGAAGGCCGGTACATGCCCGCCAACCGCGCATATTGTTGCCTGCATTCGCACTGCGTGGACTTTGATTCGCGCATGTTCTTGCAGTGGGTCACCGACAATGGTGGCCCAGCGCACACCCCAGGCTTGCGTGAGGAATTGCTCGCGCAGGCCATGGACTCGGCATTGTCCAAACTGACCCCTACGCCTGAGTACCCCGACGCCGCCGCCGCTGTCATCGCCGAAGTCGAGCGTAAAGAGCTTGGCCGCATTGAGAAGAACGAGTGGTGGGGCCGGTTTGCGTACATACAGGTAGATGACGCGTTCTTCGACATGCAAGACCGCCGCGAGATCAGTCGGTACACATTCAACGCCTTATTCCGGCACATCGATTGCAAGTCAGTTCACAATGTGAAACGTCGGATTGAAGCCGCCACGTCGTTTGACGAGCTACGCCAAGCCAAGGGAGCCAAGGCTTTGGTCGGTGTCACCTACGCCGCCGGTGAGTCGGTCTTGGTCGCCCGTGACGGCATGGTCTACGGCAACCGTTGGCGCGATGCCCGCCCGCAGCCGGTGGCCGGTGACGTCAGCCCGTGGCTGGCGCACGTCGAGCGCATGGTTCCTGAGCAGTTCGAGCGTGAGCACCTGTTGAACGCCTTGGCCCATAAAGTGCAGTTCCCCACACACAAGATCAACCACGCCATCCTAATGGGTGGCAATCACGGGTCGGGCAAAGACACCCTTTTCGCCCCCTTCTTTTGGGCCATTGGTGGCCGCGCCAAGATCAATTGCAGCATCATCAAAAACGAAGACCTGACATCCCAGTGGGGCTACGGGTTGGAATGCGAAGTGATGGAAATCGCCGAGCTACGCCAAGCAGAGGCCAAAGACCGCCGCGCATTGGAAAACCACCTAAAGCCCATTATTGCAGCGCCCCCTGAATACCTGATGGTCAACCGTAAGGGTTTGCACCCCTACTACGCCCTGAACCGCGTTTTCGTGGTCGCGTTCAGTAATGAGCGCGTGGCGATCAGTATTCCCAGCGAAGACCGCCGGTGGTTCGTGATCTGGGCCGAGGCATCTAAACTGCCAGAGGCTCAGGCGGTGAGCTTGTGGAATTGGTATCAGCACCGTGGCGGCTTTGAGGCCGTCGCCAACTACTTGCACACCCGTGACGTGTCAGCGTGGAACCCGACCGCGCCGCCCCCAATGACTGAGGCCAAGGCCATTATGGTCGAGCACGGCATGAGCACCGCCGAGTCGTTTTTGGTTGACCTTATGCGCCGCCGCGCTGGCGAGTTCTCCCGTGGCGTGGTCGGTGGCCCGTTCCATGCCATCTGCGACCGTTTGCAGGGCCAGGCTCCCGCAGGCACCAAGATTGTGCAGGCCGCGCTCTTACATGCACTTAAGGAGGCCGGATGGGTGGACATGGGCCGAATCAAGTCGCGCGACTATGACAGCAAAAAGCACGTTTTTTGCGTCCGTGACATGGTGGACATGTCGAAGTCAGACCTTCGCCGCATGGTAGAGGCATAAGGCAATGCCGCCGCCTACGGCGTCGACATAAAAAAAGGGCCCCGATTATGGGGCCCTGTTAAGTTCTAGGCAACTGCTACAAATTCAGCAGCACGGCAAGTATAGCGGCAATGATGGCCGCGCATATCACCGCCATACATCCACCAGCGCGGCGGCATCGTACGTAGGGGCAGGGGCGGCAACAGTAAACAAACCCGCCCCGCGCCTAATGCGCCCCCATGCGTCTTTGCGGTTCTGGTTGACCAACTCGCCGCGCTTGACCGCGCCGTAGACTTGGTGTCGGGTAAACCCCTCATTTTCTATTTCGGCCATTGTGCGCGGTATCGCGCAAAAGTCACTTAGGTTCATATTGCATCGCCTCCGCTTTGCAGGCTTCAACCTCGGCCTCCGTGAGCCCTTGCGCCCAGTGCTCGGCCAGATCGGCGCATTCTTGCGCCCGTGCGGCGTCCGGCGCAGTGAGCCCCATAATCAGCGCCCGTGTCACAAGGTCAGTCGGTGTGGGTGTGGGTGGCGGCGTCCAAGGGGCCAGCGCCTGAGCAAAAATCGGGTTCATTCGGCCACCTCCCACATGCTATCTTCGCCCACGGGTAGCAGGCAGGGCTCGGCCCGCAGTGGCTGCCAGTCCCAAGGCATAATTTTAGAATTCAACTTTTCATATGCGGCCACATAATCGGCCGTTGACGTCTCGGCCCAGTACAAAGGGTAGAACCGTTTTTCGGCCCCTTTAGACTTTACAACCTTATGCTTGCCGGTGCACTTTGCATGCGCGGCCATAATGTCGTCGCGGCCGTCGCGCACGGTGTAACGGGTTTTCCCCAATGTGATAGTTTTCATGTCAGCTCCCAAAAATATAAAACAAAAGGCAGTGCGATAAAAAACGCAAAGCCCAGCGCGTCAAAAAATTGTCGTTTAGTCATAAGATCCCCAAAAAGTGAAAGTCAGCATCAAAAACCACCACGTAAAACCCGCGCGGGCTCCCGTGCACCTCATAGCTCCACGCGTCGCGGTCTTGCATGGTCAATTCATCGGCCAGCGCTTGCGCGGCCGCTTTGCTTTTGTAGTAGGTCATACGGGCACCTCGGACCATGTCCGGTGTCCGGTCCGCCACCACCAATAGCCACGCGTCAAAGCCGGTCCGGCCATAAACCGATCAACGGCCACGCGCTGGCCGGTCCTAAGAATAAATATTGTTTTCATATATTGCAGCACCCGCAGCATGGCGCGTCGATGCACCGGCCCTTTTTATTTTGAAAGTATTCGCGGCCCCCGTTGTTCCATAGGTGAGACACGTATGCACCCCGTGCGCGGGTTAAATAAACCTCTTCGGGCTCGGGCTCCGCGTGCCGGTATTCGTCTTCGTCCGTGATCCATGCGCGGCGCGTGTCCGTGTCATAGGCTATCTCATCGCCTGGCCGGATCGGGCCACCGGTTTTCGCATCGATACCCTTGTATTTTGCAAGCATAATTTTTATCATCGTGCAACCCCTTCGACCATGCGCGAAGTCAACACGGCCAGCCCTTTGATCAACGCGCTGGCGCGTACGCGCTGGGGGCTGCCGAGCCCTTTATTAACGGTGAACCATCCATGCGGATCGACTGTCACGGTCGCGGGCCGATTCTTAACGGCCAGCCATGCGGCCGCGTACGCGCTGGCTAGATTGTTTTTGTCTACGATATCCATAATTTACCCTTCGATTAGTTGATCGACGCAACATGCGCCCGCATGCGGCCAGTGTGGCCGCATACAGTCGAATATTAGGCAGTGGCAATAGCTATCACGCGGCGCGCATGTCCGGCCGCATGATCGGCGATAACTACATCGCGCGCTTGAATCGACGTGCCCGCGCAAAGGGTACATTTCGCGCATGTCGATTTGCGATTACCCTCCGCGCTCGCTGGACATACCGCTTCGCCCGCTTGTTTATCTACGCCGATCGACACGCGAAAAACGCGCATGCCGAGCAAATTAGCATGCGCCGCTTGATCGATTGAATCGGCGCTGGCCATAACAAGCGGAGCCCAGGCGGCCGCGTCAAAATCGGCGCGCTGCCACTGATGGGTATATCCGCGATGACCGGCTGCATAACGCAAAATTTTTAACCACATGCCTACAGGCGCGGCGAATGGATCCCCGTAAGTACCTAAGCGAACGATTTTCCCTTGCAATGCTTTTGCAATTGTGGCCGGATCGGCTTTGACATACCGGCCGCGCTTGTATGCGTGGAATACACTTTGCACCGATTTGCCTACTTGTACATAACAAGGTACTTTGCCGGTTTTTTTGGCCAGTACTGGCCGGTGCTCACAATCGCCGCATATTGACTCATCCGCGCCGCTTTGCAGCGCGGCCATGGGTGCAATATCGGAGCGGATAATAAAGGTTTGTACGATCGCGCCGGTTTTATCGTTTTTAGAATCGCCGTTGATCTTATTCACAATAACAACGATAGGCGCGCCGTCGATAACGCTCGGGCCCTCATATGCGATATATCCTAGAATTTTTGTCATGTCTTACTTTCGTTTAGTTGATTGACGCGCGGCCGGTGTGGCCGCGCTGGGTTGATTAACGGCGGCCGGTGATAAATTCGGGGTTTGACGCGACTTTGTAAATTATGGCTAGGCCGAGAATTGTATTTTGCTGGCTTGTTTTTAACGCGCTGCGGTACAGCGCGGACAATCCACGCGCCAAATAGTCGTCACCCAGCGCGGCGCTGTTAACGATAATTTTCGCAATGTCGCGCTGCTGGCTTTTGTTTAGTGTGTTCATGGTCTTACTTTCGTTTAGTTGATTGCCTGGCTGCAATATCGCGGCCAGTGATATTAATGTAAGGGATTCACTTGCATAAATCTATAGGTGTTTACCCTACTTTGTGGACATGTGCCCAAAATGTGGATAGTGGGTGATGTCCACAAGAAAACCATGCACGGCCTGATTGAATGGGCATTGTGGACAATGTGGACAATGGGTTTTTAAAGGTCAAAAAAAAAATACCATATTTCATATGGTGGAATGTGGTTTCATTGGTACGCACGTTTAGCGACGGACTGTCAATCGCAAAATAGTTGTCCACATTGTCCACAATGTCCACACGCACGTAAGTTAGTGGCCACTAACATATGGCCACATGGCCATGTTAGTGACCACTAACACCAACCCCGAGGCTAAGTTAGTGAGCACTCACTTCGCTTAAGTTAGTACGCACTAACATATAAATTTGACAAGTTAGTAAACACTAACTTAGCTGCTGTAAGTAAGTGCTCACTAACTTAGCTGCTGTAAGTAAGTGCTTACTAACTTAGGGGGTGGGGGTAGGGCCGACGGCCTGGGCCATACGGTGACGGAGGTTTCACGAACAATTTTTTTATTTTTTAAAATTGCCCACATGACCCACATGATTTACACTCGCGCACATGACGTTCCACAGCCTTCCATTTGAGCCGCGCAAGATCGTTGCGACCGAAGCGCGGTTAAACAAAATCTACGAAGCCGCCAAGCTCGGCCTCAAAGGCGACGCATTGGCGCTGGCCTCCGGCATGTTGCCAACAGAATACCGGCAACTGTGTGAGCTTGACCCCATCGCAGACATGGCGGCGCTTAAGGGCAAGGCCGACGGTGAACTGGAGATGTCCACCTGCCTGCACAAGGCAGCCAAGGAAGGCGACGCCAAAGCGGCGCTGGCGATCCTCCAGCACTCACACGGCTGGGTGGCCAAGCAGTCCATCAGCATTGATGTCGATCAGCGCATCAGCATCATCGGCGCGTTGCGCCAAGCGGAGTCACGGGTTATTGATGTAATCGCCAACGAACCAAGTCCAACACTGGAACACAAGGTAAATGCAGAACACCATATACAGCGCTGAAGACGAAACAGAATTGATGGCGCGGCTATGGTCGCCCCAGATCAAGGACAACCCGCTGGCGTTTGTGATGTTTGCGTTTCCATGGCAAGTTAAAGGTACACCACTGGAAAACTTCGCTGGCCCACGCAAATGGCAGCGCGAGGTGCTGTTGGACATCGCCGAACACATCCGACTCAACCAAGGCAAGCTGGACTTTGACGTACTGCAAGAGGCAATATCGTCTGGCCGTGGTATTGGCAAGTCGGCCTTAGTGTCATGGCTTGTCATCTGGATGATCTCCACGCGGATTGGCTCCACGACCATCGTGTCGGCCAACAGTGAATCCCAGCTACGCTCAATCACATGGGCCGAGATCACCAAGTGGCTGGCCATGGCCATCAACAGCCACTGGTTTGAGGTGTCGGCCACCCGGGTAATGCCCGCCAAGTGGCTGACCGAGTTGGTGGAGCGGGATTTGAAGAAGGGCACCAGATATTGGGGCGTTGAAGGCAGGCTGTGGTCAGCGGAAAACCCCGACGCGTACGCTGGTGTGCACAATTTCGACGGTGTTTTGGTGATTTTTGACGAGGCCAGTGGTATTGACGACTCAATTTGGGCGGTGACGGGTGGTTTTTTCACAGAAAACACGCCAAATCGCTTCTGGCTGGCGTTCAGCAACCCGCGTCGCAATACGGGGTACTTTTACGAGGCGTTTAACAGCAAAAGAGAGTTCTGGCGCACGAAAGTGGTGGACGCCCGCACGGTCGAGGGCACCGACAAGCAGGTCTACGAGCGGATCATCGCGGAATATGGGCCAGACTCGGCGCAGGCGCACGTCGAGGTGTACGGTCAGTTCCCCAACGCGGGCGATGACCAGTTCATCGGGGCTGACATCGTGGACGACGCAATGAAACGTAATAAGTATCAGGATCAGTCAGCGCCAATCGTGATCGGGGTAGACCCCGCACGGTTTGGAGCGGATGCCACGGTCATCGCGGTGCGCCAAGGTCGGGATATTGTGAAGATCATGCGCCACAGAGGCGACGACACCATGACGGTGGTCGGGCACGTGATTGAAGCGATTGAGGAATTTAAACCAACGCTCACGGTGATCGACGAAGGTGGGTTGGGTGCTGGCATCGTGGATCGGTTGAAGGAGCAGCGGTACAAGATCAAGGGCGTGAACTTCGGAAATAAGGCGAAGAACCCGATCATGTACGGCAACATGCGGGCGCAGATGTGGGGCGACATGCGGGAGTGGCTGAAGACGGCGGCGATTCCAAACGACAGGTTCTTGAAAACGGACTTGATTTCGCCTATGATGAAGCCTGACTCGAAAGGGACGATCTTCTTGGAAAGCAAAAAAGACATGAAGTCGCGTGGGTTGGCGTCTCCTGACGCAGCCGACGCAATTGCTGTTACATTTGCGTTTCCTGTAGCACATCGACAATATGTTGAACCAAGCCGCCGCGTGAACGCGCAAGGCAATGGAGTCAACGCATCATGGATGGGAGCGTAGTTATGCCAGATTTCAGTAAAAATAGTAAAGCAGAAATTATGTCGTTTTTGTCTGGTATGCCAGGCGGAATTGGTTTTGCTGGGTGGGAGGGCAGCGGCGCTAAATACGACGCGCCAACTGCTCGTCAATCATGGATGTCTGCCATGAAAAATCCAGAGTATGACGAAGAAATTGAAAAAGCAATGCTTACCAGCATGAGTCATTTAACCGGCGGTGACCCGTCAAATAAATCGCAAATGCTGCCGCCTAAATTAAAATTTTTGCAGGAAGCTAAAGAAATACCTCCAGAAGGGCCATTTCCTATTGGATTGCGCGTTTTTAACGCAATAACAAGGAAATAATATGGCCAAAAAGGGCGTATCTCTGTCAGTAGGTCGAGGCGAGAAACTGCCCACGTCCAAGGGCGCTGGTTTGACGGCCAAAGGGCGCGAGAAGTACAATGCGGCGACGGGTTCTAACCTTAAAGCGCCAGCACCGAACCCTAAGACCAAGGCAGACCAAGGCCGCAAGGATTCATTTTGTGCAAGAATGGGCGCTGTAGCGGCCAACGCCAAAGATGGCGAACGTGCCAAAGCAGCCCTTAAAAGATGGAAGTGTTGATATGGCTACCAAACCTGGACTTTACGCAAACATCCACGCAAAACAGGCCCGTATCAAAGCGGGTTCTGGCGAGAAGATGAACAAGCCTGGCAGCAAGAATGCGCCAACGGCCAAAGATTTCAAAGAGTCAGCTAAAACCGCGAAGAAAAAATAATGGCAGATTACACAGGCATCGCCGCAGCCGGTGCTGTGGCCAACGGCGGTAAAAAGAAGACTGAGTCGGGTATTCTGGCGACCGCCCGCGACCGCCTCAACATGGCGATTGGCGCGTTGTCTGAATCCCGTGAAGATGAGATTGACGATTTAAAGTTCTACGCTGGCTCACCTGACAACCGCTGGCAGTGGCCTGCGGACGTGTTGGCCACCCGTGGTTCTGTGCAAGGCCAGACGATCAACGCTAGGCCGTGTCTGACGATCAACAAATTGCCGCAGCACGTAAGGCAGGTGACCAATGACCAAAGACAGAACCGCCCAAGTGGCAAGGTTATTCCAGCCGACGACCACGCAGACATCGAAGTCGCCGAAATCTTCAACGGCATGGTCAGACACATCGAATACATCAGCGACGCTGACGTCGCGTACGATACAGCGTGTGAAAACCAAGTCTCCTACGGCGAAGGTTACATCCGCATCCTGACCGAATACTGCGACGAAAACACGTTTGACCAAGACATCAAGATTGGCCGTGTACGCAACAGCTTCTCGGTCTACATGGATCCAACCATCCAAGACCCAACTGGCGCAGATGCCAAGTGGTGTTTTGTCACTGAAGACATCACCAAAGACGAATACGCGCGGATGTATCCCGATTCTGCGCCCATCACCACCTTGCAAACGCTGGGTGTGGGTGACCAAAATTTGAGCCAGTGGCTCACTGAAGACACTGTTCGCATTGCTGATTACTACTACGTAGACTACGACCGAGCAACGCTTAACCTGTACCCTGGGAACGTGACCGCATTTGACGGCACCCTAGAGGACAAACAACTGAAAGAAATCTATGGAAAACCTAAAAAATCTCGTGAATCTGATCGTGTCAAAATTAAATACTGCAAGATTAACGGTTATGAAATTCTTGAAGAACGCGATTGGGCGGGGAAATACATCCCCGTAGTCCGCATCGTTGGCAATGAATTTGAAGTCGATGGTCGCTTGTACGTGTCTGGCCTTGTGCGTAACGCCAAGGATGCCCAGCGCATGTACAACTACTGGGTAAGCCAAGAAGCAGAGATGCTGGCCCTTGCACCGAAAGCGCCGTTCATTGGTTACGGTGGCCAGTTTGAAGGTTATGAAAACCAGTGGAAGACAGCCAACACGACCAACTGGCCGTATTTGGAAGTCAACCCAGACGTCACCGACGGCCAAGGCGCGGTGTTGCCGTTGCCTGCACGGGCGCAACCACCGATGGCTTCCAGCGGTCTGTTGCAGGCCAAAGCTGGCGCGTCTGAAGACATCAAAGCATCTACTGGCCAATACAACGCATCTTTGGGCATGTCGTCCAACGAGCGCAGCGGCAAAGCCATTTTGGCTCGCCAGCGCGAAGGTGATGTGGGCACTTACCACTACGGTGACAACTTGGCCCGTGGTGTACGGCACATCGTGCGCCAGTTGGTGGACTTAATCCCCAAGGTGTACGACACCCAGCGCGTGGCCCGCATCATCGGTATAGACGGCGAAACCAATATGGTCAAATTAAACCCTGACCAACCTGAAGCAGTTCGCAAAATTACCGATCAGAACAACCCTGACATCGTTATTGACAAAATTTACAACCCCAACGTCGGCAAGTACGACGTGGTGGTGGCCACCGGCCCAGGTTATGCGACCAAGCGCCAAGAAGCCTTGGAAGCCATGGCCCAACTGTTGCAGGGCAATCCTAGTTTGTGGGCTGTTGCCGGTGACCTGTTTGTGAAGAACATGGACTGGCCAGGTGCCCAAGAGATGGCCAAGCGGTTTGCCAAGACCATCGATCCTAAGCTCATGGAAGACGGCGACAAGCCGCCAGAGTTGCAGGCAGCGGAACAGCAAATCCAAGCAATGGGCCAAGAGATGGAACAGATGCACCAGATGATTCAAAACGTTGGCAAGTCGATTGAAATGCAGGATATGCAGCGCAAAGATTTTGAAGCTGAAGTTAAGATGTACGAAGCCGAAACCAAGCGGATCGCTGCGGTGCAGGCTGGCATGACTGAGCAACAGATTCAAGATATTGCTATGGGCGTAGTTGCTGCGGCGATGGAATCGCAAGACATGATGAACCAAATGCCTGAAATGCGTGAGCAGCCTGAAATGATGCCCCCTGAACAGGAAATGGAACCTATGCCACCACAAGGAATGCCTCAATGAAAGCAAATGAATTTTTAGGCGTACTGTTCTTGGCGCGGGATGTTGCACATTCTGTGCATTTGAATACTCGCAGCTTTAGCAAACACACAGCACTTAACATCTTCTATGAGCGCATCATTGGTGCGGCGGATGATTTTGCTGAAGCGTACCAAGGTCGATATGGTTTGATTGGCCCTATCACATTGAACTCAGCAAAAAAGACATCTAACATCATTGAATTTTTGCAAGACTCGCTTGCTGAAATTGAAGGCGCTCGTTACGATGTATGCGATAAAACTGATTCATCGCTCCAGCAATTGATTGATAATATCGTTGAGATTTATTTGCGAACCCTCTACAAACTCCGCTTTTTGGCATAAGGAAACATCATGGCAAATTACACCCAAGCCGCTGCAACGACACAAGTCAAAGTTGGGGCTGGCAAGCTGTTCGGCATCTTTGTGTCAGCATCTTCAAGCGGCACTTTGACCATCTATGACTCTAGTGCTTCTAGCACTGGTGATCCTAAGATTTCAGACACCATTGCCGTGTCAGCAGGCACAACCTACTTGAATATTCCAGCGGGTCTGTTCTTTAACAAAGGGTTGTACATTGTGCTGGCGGGTACTTCTGCTGCGTTTACTGTTGCTTACGAATAAAGGTTAATCATGGCCGTCGTCTTTCTCTCCCCAGTGGGCGGCGCAGCGGCCCAGTTTTTTACCAACAACGGTGTAATTTTGTCTGGCGGCAAGCTGTATTCTTATGCGGCTGGTACAACTACACCTCAAACCACATATACATCCTCCAGTGGTGCAACGGCGCACGCCAACCCAATTATTTTGGACTCCGCAGGCCGAGTGCCAGGGGGTGAAATTTGGTTAACCGCAGTGTCGTATAAATTTGTTTTAAATACATCAACAGATGTTTTAATTGCAACTTATGACAACATTGTAGGTATTGGCGCAATACAAAATAATGTTCAAAACTTTACAGGTACTGGATCACAAACTATCTTTACATTAAACAGTGCTTCAGCAGGCGAAAATTTTACGTCTGTCTATATTAACGGCGTATACCAACAAAAAAATACATACACCGTATCAAACACAACTTTGACATTTTCAACAGCACCACCTTTAAATTCTTCCATTGAAGTCATGTACATCTAATCATGGCCAACAGCAAAATATCAGCATTACCGTCAGCTACTACGCCTTTGGCGGGTACTGAGGTATTGCCTGTTGTTCAAGGCGGCATTACAGAACAAGTGTCTGTTGCCAACTTAACCGCAGGGCGTGATGTTTCTGCTTCTGGTCTATTTGTTGATGCAAATTCTGCAACATCTGCTGTACGCATTACACAACTTGGCGCTGGCAATGCTTTAACAGTAGAAGATAGCTCAAGTCCTGATGCAACGCCATTTGTAATTGATGCAAGTGGTCAAGTAATTGTTGGAAATAACACGGCTCTTACTTATGCGTCTGGCGTAGTGCCACAACTTCAAGTTAATAACGCTGGCGCTGAACAAATGGGTATTTCTAGGTTTAGCGCCGACACTGGATCAAACGCTTTTGTTTTTTTAAAAAGCCGTGGGGCAACTATCGGTGCATTTGATGTTGTTGCTTCTGGTGATGGATTGGGTTCAATTAACTGGTATGGCGCGGATGGGACAGCAGGTATTCAAGCTGCATCAATTTCAGCCGCAGTAGACGGCACACCAGGCACAAACGATATGCCTGGCCGTTTGGTGTTTAGCACCACGGCTGACGGTGCAAGTTCGCCGACTGATCGTATGCGGATTGATAACGCAGGTCGGGTGGGCATAGGTTCAACATCTTTAGTTGGCTATCGCCTCCGTGTTGGTGGCACTATTGAAACAACAGGCACGACTGGCATAGGTGTTTCTTCGGATGCAACTATACCTAGCAATGTCACTAACAACGGCTATGGTTTCTTTTCGCAAGTAAATACAGCAGCAGCTTCTTTTACACTTAGCACTCTTCATCATTTTCGTGCTGCTGGTTCAACTCCAGGCGCAGGATCAACCGTTACCAACCAGTACGGCTTCCATGCCGATAGTGGACTTACAGGCGCAACAAACAACTACGGCTTTTACGGCGCAATTGCTTCCGCAGCCAACAGATATAACTTCTACGCTGCTGGAACTGCACAGAATTTGTTTTCTGGTGATGTGCTTGTTTTTGGCGCAGGCGGTTTGGGCTACACCACAGGCTCTGGCGGCACTGTTACCCAAGGAACATCCCGTACAACTGGCGTGACGTTGAACAAGACCAATGGTGCTATCACACTTTTTTCTGCCGCTGGCCTTGCAACTTTTCAAAGTTTTACCGTTACCAATTCAACCGTAGCGGCTACTGATGTTGTTCATGTAACGCAAAAATCAGGTACTGATCTGTATCAAATATTTGTCACCGCTACCGCTGCGGGTAGCTTTCGGATAACTTTTGCTACAACAGGCGGCATAACAGTCGAACAGCCCGTGTTCAATTTTGCGGTCATCAAAGCAGTAACCGCATAAAGGATCAAGATGTACATTGCAACTGTGACCCACGACATTCAATCAAACACGCTAGAAGCTACTTGGCTTGAGCTTGTTGGAGAAGAACTTAAGCGCGTAAAAAGCCGCAACTACTCGCAAGATCAAAAAGACGAGTTTGAAGCTGACGTTGAAGGCGGCACTAAATACACAGCAATGGCTGGTTGGTAACCAAAGGATTAAAAATGGCTCTTACAAAAGTTTCTTACTCAATGATTGATGGTGCCCCATTAAACGTGGTGGATTTTGGTGCTGTTGGTAATGGGATAACAAATGATACTGCTGCAATTCAAGCTGCAATTAACGCGCTTCCCGCAGGACAAACATTAAACGGTAATGGATCAACCTATTTAATTACTAGCTCATTGACTTTAAAAGCAAACATGACGCTAGAAAATTTTGTTTTTGATTTTTCTACTGCTGGTAATTCTGCTGAGTTACTTGTTGCGTCTGGGTCTATTGGCACAGCAATTTCTATTTCAGCAGGGCTGACCGTAGGTCAGGTAACATTTACTGTTTCCAATGGCGCTGGTTTTTCTGCAAATGATTATGTTTATATCAAAAGCGCAGACTTTTGGGACAACTGGGATGATCTCTGCATCATGGCAGAAACCCACAAAATTAAATCTGTTGTTGGAAACAGTATTACTTTATACGACCCAATTCTTTATGCAATGCCGACTACTCCAACTATTCAAAAATTGACTACGTTGGACAATTTGGTATTGCGCGACATTCGTGCCTACGGTTCTGGTGCTGGAGCCGCAGGCGATCAAGAAGGCGCTCAACTTACCTATTGCAAAAACTTGTTTCTTGACAACTGCAATTTTACCAAGTTTGACAATAGATGTATCCGCATTTCCACTTGCATTGATTTCACAATTGTTAACAGTACATTTGGAAAAGCCTATAAAACAGGGCTTGCTTATGGTGTAGCTATTGCTGATGCTTCAATTAACGGAAAAATTTCCGACAACAATTTTTTTGAGTGTAGGCACGGGGTCACGTTAGGTGATACTGGTGGGCCAAACCGTTACATTGTTGTTGACAGCAACAACTTTACGTTGTGCCGCGAAGCTGGTATGGACGCGCATACTGCGGGCGATTTATGTGTAATTTCAAATAACACGTTTCAATGTGATTCAACGTCTGCGGTATCTGACGGTATTTTGTGGCGTAGCATCAACGCAACAATTACAGACAACATTATTATTGGGGCAGGGCGTATTGGTATTAACGTGTTGAACAACGTAACTGGCGCCACGGGTGGCTATGTTATTACTGGAAACACAGTTATCCTCTCAAACGAAAGAGGTATTTCTATTGAAAAACAACACGAAGGAAACATTAATAATATAGTTATTAGTGGTAATAATGTTAAAAACAACAATGTTGCGTTAGATTTTGGAATTTTAGTTACTACTGATAGCGGATACACTAATGTTATAACTAACTGTGTAGTTACTAATAATACAATTAATAATGTAGCGTATAGATCAATTGTAATGGCTGTGAATGATGCTACTTCAACTTTTACTGGGTTAATTATTTCCAATAATATACTCAACTCAACTACATATGACCGTGGCATATTTGTTAGCGCAACCACAGACAGTAACATGTCAAAAATTTCTATGACTGGCAATGTAATTAACGGAACTGGGACGTTTGGAATTCGCGGAACTAATGAAGAAGACATTGTAATAATTGGAAACGTAATTAAAACGGCAACAACACCAATATCGATTACAGCAACAAATAACGTCAACACAAACAACCTAACGTAAGATGATTACTGTTTCACCCAAATTGATGTTTAACCTAGTCCATTCCATTGCGGCTTTAATTACCGTTCTGGTCTTCGATCAGTTCGGGCTAAGTCTTGTCGGTGCTGTGCTTGTTTCTGGATTCTTTGCAGGACGGGAATACGCACAAGCTGAGTACAAGTGGATTGAGCGTTACGGTGATGGTAAACGTGCCAACATGAAATGGTGGAACGCTTTTGACAAACGGGTGTGGGACACGCACTCATGGTTTTGGAATTTGGTTGCGCCAATTGGAGTAGCCTTTGGTTTTGTTTTAATGTAAGATCGCAAAAACCGTACTGGTGCGTTCACCAGGGAATCGTAGGATTCAAAAATGACTGAAGAAGTCCAACAACCCTTAGCGGAAGTAGACTCCGCGCCAGCTCCAGAAGTGACGGCCACTCCGGAAGCAACTCAAACGCCGGAAGTCGCTGATGAGGCAAAAGAGCCTTCACGGGTTTTTACCCAAGAAGAACTTGATGCAGCAATTGGCAAAAGGCTTGCAAGAGAACAACGTAAGTGGGAAAGAGAGCAGACTCAACGTCAAGCGGAAGCCCAGACGCTGAGAGCGCCAGCAACGATCCCGCCAGTCGATCAGTTTGACAGCCCTGAAGACTATGCAGACGCATTGGCCTATCAGAAAGCTGAACAACTGCTTGCCCAGCGAGAACAAGCAAGGCAGCAATCTGCAATTCTTGAGTCTTATCACGAACGCGAAGAAGAAGCTCGAAGTAAGTACGACGATTTTGAACAAGTCGCCTACAACCCGAAACTTCCAATTACTGACGTGATGGCTGAGTCGATCCGAGCCTCGGACATAGGCCCTGAAGTAGCTTACTACCTCGGTGCCAACCCCAAGGAAGCGGAACGAATCTCTCGTCTTGCGCCTATCGTGCAGGCTAAAGAAATTGGGAGAATTGAGGCCAAGATGGCCAACGATCCTCCCGTGAAACGAACCACGTCTGCGCCAGCACCGATTTCGCCTGTCACTGCTCGCTCCTCTGGAGGCCCAGCCTATGACACTACTGATCCACGGTCTACCAAGACCATGACGGATTCGCAGTGGATTGAAGCTGAAAGAGCACGACAGATGAAAAAGTGGCAAGCGCAAGCCAACCGCTAAACAATTTTTGAAGGATTTTTTCCATGTCTAATAGTATCTTAACGATCGACATGATCACCCGCAAAGCTCTCGAGATTCTTGAGAACAACCTGGTGCTCACCCGTAACGTAAACCGTCAGTACGACGACAGCTTTGCTGTTGAAGGTGCCAAGATTGGTTCTACACTGCGTATCCGTTTACCCGACCGCGCTCTAGTAACTGACGGTGCCGCCCTGCAAGTTCAGGACGACAACGAACAGTTCACCACTTTGACTGTTGCTTCACAAAAGCACATCGGCGTGAACTTCACCTCTGCTGAATTGACCATGCAATTGGACGACTTCGCAGAGCGTGTGTTGAAGCCTCGTATCAGCCAGTTGGCCTCCAGCATTGATGCTGACGTTGCCAACGCATACAAAACCATCGGTAACACCGTTGGCACCCCTGGCACCACTCCTTCTACTTCTTTGGTCTTGTTGCAAGCCCAACAGAAGCTGAACGAAAACGCTGCCGTGATGTCACCACGTTACGCTACCGTCAACCCCGCCGCTAACGCTGGTTTGGTCGAAGGCATGAAAGGTTTGTTCAACCCCACCGACACCATCAGCAAGCAGTTCAAGAACGGCATGATGGGCACTGGCGTGTTGGGCTTTGACGAGATCAACATGTCTCAGTCAATCAAGCAACACACCACTGGCTCACGTAGCGCGTCCGCGTCTACATTGGTCAAGACACCAGGTGTTACTTCCGAAGGTTCATCGACCATTCTGTTGGAACAAGGTTCTGTAACTACAACAATCAATGCTGGTGACGTGTTCACTATCAGCGGTTGCAATGCTGTTAACCCACAGACCCGTGAAACCACAGGTTCTTTGTTCCAGTTTGTGGCTTTGACTACCGCCACTGCTGTGGCTGGCACTTGGACTGTGACTGTCGCGCCTATGTACTCAGCCGCTCACGCATTGGCCACTATGGATGTGTTGCCTGCAACTGGTGGAACTGTGACCTTCGTGGGTGCGGCTTCTACAGCTTACGCTCAGAACTTGATCTACCACAAAGACGCAATCACTTTTGCGACCGCCGATTTGTTGTTGCCTCAAGGCGTCGATATGGCTGCTCGCGCAGTTCATAACGGTATCAGCTTGCGCGTTGTTCGTCAGTACGACATCAACAACGACCGTATGCCTTGCCGTATTGACGTTCTGTATGGCTTCAGCACAATCCGTCCACAAATGGCCTGCCGCATGTGGGGCTAAATTGATGGGGGGCTTTGACCCCCTGTCTTCGTAACTCTTTTTAAGGAAATTTATCATGGCATTACCTAATGGCGCAAGCGGTTACCAAGTTGGTGACGGCAATCTTGGCGAAATCAGTTTTTACAACACTAGCGCACCCGTCGCATTGGCTGGCGCGTCTGTCACTATCACCGCAGAGAATTTGGCTGCTGGTGTGTGCACTATGGACTCCGGCGGCACAGACGCAGGCACCTATGTGTTTCCAACAGGTGCGTTGCTTGACGCTGCATTCTCTAGCCTTAAAGTTGGCTCGACATTTGATTGCTCATTCATCAACATTGGTGACAACGCAGCAAATGACGTGACCTTTACTGCTGGCACGGGCAACACCCTAGTCGGTAACGACGTGATCCAAGATGCGGTTACTAAAACCAACAACACATCTGGCACGTTCCGTTTCCGCAAAACAGGTGACGCAGCGTATTCAATTTATCGCGTGTCTTAAACCTAAATAGGGGTTTCGGCCCCTATTTTTAAAGGAAACATCATGCCAAATACAAAAGCTGTAGGTGTTGCATTTGAAGATGCACAACTTGATGGCGCAATCATGGGTAAAGCTGGAGGAACTGCTGGTTTCTACGGTACTAACCCGACAACTAAGCCTGCGGCTAACACCGCTGCTTTAACTACAATCACGTCTACTGCACCTGGTACGCCAGACTTTGCAATCCAAGACTTGACTCAAACAACCCCGTTTGGTTTTGTTACCAAAGATGAGGGTAACTCAGTGTTGGCGGTGATTGCAAATTTGCAAGCCCGCGTAACGCAATTAGAAACTAAACTTCAAACTCTTGGTTTGTTGTCTTAAACCAACTAGGGGGCTAATCACCCCCTTCTTCTTATGATTTATCTTCAGCATGAAATTCACGGTCGAAAAATAGCTTACATTGAAATGGAAGCTGAGTTTGATGAAAAAAATGGCTGGGTACGATATACTTTAGACACGCCTGTTGAGGCGGCTCCTGTCGTCAACGAACTGGAAGTCAAACGTCGTCGTAGCCGATCACCAGAGGTGGTCGAACAAGGAGCATAAACATGGCCATCTATACCGCTGGCGATCAAATCAATAGAGCATTACGATTGCTTGGCGTGTTGGCTGAAGGTGAAACACCTTCTGCGTCCGTGTCCCAAGACGCTTTGATGGCGCTGAATCAGATGATTGATTCATGGAACACTGAACGCCTATCGGTTTTTAGCACTCAAGATCAGATATTTACTTGGCCTGCCGGTGAAATTAAACGCACACTAGGCCCGTCAGGTAACTTTGTTGGTCTGCGTCCTGTGCTGTTGGATGATGCTACCTACTACCGCGATCCAGGCACCAACGTGTCTTACGGTATCAAATTTATCAATCAACAACAGTACAACGGCATTGCAGTCAAGACTGTGACCAGCACGTACCCGCAGGTCATTTTTGTCAACATGACCTACCCTGATGTTGAAATGTACATTTACCCACGCCCCACACGCGACTTGGAATGGCACTTCATATCAGTTCAAGAACTGACCCAGCCTGCTAATTTGGCAACAAATATTCTGTTTCCGCCAGGCTATTTGCGGGCGTTTGTCTACAACTTGGCAATGGAGTTTGCCCCTGAGTTTGGCGTTGAGCCAAGTCCCCAAGTGCAACGCATTGCCATGACCAGCAAACGCAATTTGAAGCGCATCAACAACCCTGACGACATCATGTCAATGCCTTACGCTATCGTGTCATCCCGTCAACGTTTTAACATTTACGCAGGAAACTACTAACATGGCCACCATTGCAATTTCAGCCCTTCCTGTAGCCACCTCTGCGGCTACAACCGACGTTTTGCCTATTGTCCAAGGGGGCACAACAAAACAAGTTACCAATACACTATTGTTTACCAATTCAACACTGGTAGCGCCTGCGCTTGGCACGCCAATTTCTGGCGTATTAAGCAATTGCACGAATTTACCGATTGCAACTGGTGTATCGGGCCTTGGTTCAAATGTGGCAACATTTTTGACAACGCCATCAAGCGCAAACTTGGCGGCAGCACTGACAGACGAAACAGGTTCAGGGGCAGCAGTATTTGCCAATACGCCCACATTGATAACCCCGATTCTTGGTACGCCGACCTCTGGGGTGCTTACCTCATGCACTGGCTTGCCGCTTACGACTGGCGTGACTGGTGCTTTGCCAGTTGCAAATGGTGGCACTGGTGCATCAGGTGCAGTTCAGTCATTAAGTGGCGCAGGCGTAGTAAATATCACAAGTCTTGCGACTGCATTTACGTCAACTGCTACTGGTAATGCTTTAACACTTGCAGATGGCGCACAAGGCCAACTCAAGACAATTATTTATGTTGCAGAAGCCGCTGGTGGTGATACTGGTGTTTTGACCCCGAGCAATCTTGGCAGTGCAACCACAATCACATTTAATGCAGTTGGTGATTCAGTAACGCTCCAGTTTGCTGGAACTGATTGGTGGGTCGTTGGGTTGCGTGGTGCGGTAGTCGCTTAATGAAAACGCCGATTCTTGGGTCGGCCTACGTTGCTCGCAGTATCAACGCTGCGGACAACCGCATGGTCAATCTGTTTCCCGAAGTCATCCCCGAAGGCGGCAAGGAGCCTGGCTTTCTCAACCGTGCCCCTGGCCTTAACTTTTTGCAAACCGTGGGCACAGGCCCCATCCGCGCCTTGTGGGCACACCAGACTAATGGCAGCGACATCTACGTCGTGTCCGGCCAGCAAGTCTACAAACTAACCAGCCTGACTGCCACACCGCAATTCTTGGGTACTGTGTCCGGCACCGGCCCCGTGTCTATTGCTGACAACGGAACGCAAATCTTCTTTGCCTGCAACCCTGACGGTTACATCTACAACGAAGTCACCAACGTATTTGCCCAGATCACCGACCCTGATTTTGCTGGCGCTGTGACGGTGGCGTACCTTGACGGCTACTTTGTCTTTAACCAGCCAAACAGCCAATTCATTTGGGTGTCGCAATTGCTGGACGGCACTTCAGTCGATCCGTTGGACTTTGCCAGTGCCGAAGGCTCACCCGACGGCGTGGTAGGCATCATTGCCGATCACCGTGAGCTATGGGTGTTTGGCACCGATTCGGTCGAAGTCTGGTATGACTCAGGCGCTGCTGACTTCCCTCTGACCCGCATTCAAGGCGCTTTCAATGAGATCGGCTGTGTGTCTGCGTACACCATTGCCAAAATGGACAACGGCTTGTTTTGGTTGGGCACCGACGCCCGTGGCCAAGGTATCGTCTACCGCGCCAATGGCTATACCGGCGTTCGTATCTCCACCCACGCCATTGAGTACGCCATTGCCCAGTACGGCAACATCTCGGACGCCATTGCCTACACGTACCAGCAAGAAGGCCATGCCTTCTATGTGCTGACGTTTCCAAGCGGCAACGCTACTTGGGTTTACGACGTGTCCACCCAAGCATGGCATGAACGGGCTGGCTTTGACAACGGTGAATTTATGCGGCACCGCAGCAATTGCCAGTGCAACTTTGGCGGCAACATCATTGTTGGCGACTTTGAAAACGGCAACATTTACACGTTTGACTTGGACATCTACGCTGACAATGGCGGTATCCAGAAGTGGTTGCGGAGCTGGCGAGCGTTGCCAACCGGCCAAAACAATCTTAAACGCACAGCGCACCACAGTTTGCAATTGGATTGTGAGGCAGGCGTAGGCTTAAATCTATACCCTGCGTATGACAGTGAAAACATCGACACTGAATCAGGATTAGACCTTGTGGCCGAATACGTACAAACGTTTTTAGCCACTCAATCAGGCGTTACATTAACCACCGAAGCAGGTGATGATTTTGAGCCTTTGGGGCAATACGAATTATCAGACATTGACATCACTGGATATAACTTAGTCACTAACTCATACCTTGCTGCGCCAGGATATGACCCTGCGGTCATGTTGCGCTGGTCAGATGATGGTGGCCATACTTGGTCAAACGAGCATTGGTCACCGCTTGGCAAGATTGGCGCGTATGGCCAACGAACCTTTTGGCGTCGGTTGGGCATGACGCTCAAGCTGCGCGACCGTGTGTATGAGCTTTCAGGCACTGATCCCAACAAAATAGCCATCATGGGGGCCGAATTGATCATAAGCCCGACCAATGCCTGACTATGGCAACCAGTCCGAACGCCACCCAAATCACGCCTCCACGGGTGCCGATCATTGACGAACGCACTGGTGCGGTGTCGCGGGAATGGTATCGGTGGTTTTACAGTTTGTACAACATTGTTGGCGGCGGTGTAGGCATTATTCCAGTTGCCAGCGGCGGCACGGGTCTAAGTACTATCCCAACCAATGGTCAACTGCTGATTGGTAACGGTACAGGGTATACCCTAAACACACTGGGGGTCGGCGCAGGCATTTCGGTCACCAACGGCATCGGCACAATCACGCTGGCCAACACTGGTGTGCTGTCAAACATTGCAGGCACAGGCATATCAGTGTCTGGCGCAACAGGCAACGTAACCATAACCAACACTGGTGTGCTGTCGTTCTCAGGCGGCACGACCGGCCTGACGCCAGCAACGGCCACCACAGGCGCTATCACCCTTGCAGGCACCTTGGTCATTGCCAACGGCGGAACAAACGGTTCTGCGGCTCCTACAGCGGGCGCTGTGGCCTATGGTACTGGTACAGCGTATGCCTTCACTGCGGCAGGCACAGCAGGACAAGTTCTGACCAGCAATGGCGCTGGAGTGCCCACATGGACGACAAACGCCGGTGGAGATGTCACAGGGCCAGCGTCCTCAACTGATAACGCTATTGCGCGGTTTGATGGCGTTACCGGCAAGCTGATTCAAAACTCTGTAGTCACAATTAACGATACAGGTGCAACTACGGGCGTTACAACATTTGCGGCTTCTACTAGTGTTACTACACCCATA